GCCTGCGTCCGAAGAATTTCATTTCACCAACTTCAATAGTGACTTTGCGAGATTCTTTCATTCGATTAGCTAGACTCATTTACACTCCTTAATGCAACACAGTTGCATTAGCTGGCAAACCATTGAGGAATACCGGTTACTGTTACTGACACCTGAGAGGTCGCAACATTACCAGCAGAACCATCAATACCAGTACCACCAGCAACTTCACCATTGAAAATCATCACGTTACCGTTACGAGTAGTAACTCTAAATGCTCTATCACCACCAGCAGCACGCGCAGCACGTACAGCAACCATATGAGAAGCCATCGGATCAGAGAACACGGTTAACGTTGCTGAAATAGCATCTTCAAAGCCAGCGATTTCTTTCTTAGTCAAGTCACTGATAGCAGTAACATCGATCTTGTTTAAGTTACCGTCAGGCATTGAGAACTGTTGTATATTGTCAAAACTTACCCAAGCAGATACTTTATTAGCAGTACCGCCAGATGTGTAAGTAGAAAATCCAGTTGAGTCTAATCCTTCCGCGGTGAATGATGAGGTAGTAGGACTTGCTTTAACGCGAATAGCGCGTTTATTCATTTCATTCATGCCAGAAATATTATCTACAACCACAATATCGTTAGCAGCGAATCCATTAGTGCCAGAATTAGTGAATACTGCTTCTGATGCTTTTGTAATAGCTGTAATTGTTACGTTAGTACCTAAAGTGCTTTCCATTTCAACTTTAGTACCTGTCAGCGTAAATGCCATCTTAAACTCCTATTAAATAACTTTTTCCGGATCGTTAACATCAAGAAACCTAGCTATGTATTGCAGCGTTGCTATGCCAATTGGTTGATCACCTTCACCAAATAAATCAATCGTTGTTGAACTAAACTGCAACTCATCAGCGCCTAACTGGTTGTCTATCAAAGCGTTTTCAATCTTGACGCTATGCTCATCTAGCAAGTCATCAACATTGAACAAGGCCTTTTCAAAAACTCTGATATTCAGCGCTATATCTCTTGTAGTAGTGCTAAGCGCTTGGTAATTAACCTGGTCGGTCTCTGTTGTGATAATCACGCAAGGAAGATCAGCCGCTTGAACTTGCTTCGTTCTGTTAATAAAAACAGGTCTTTGAACTGCCTTCTCTATTACTTCCTTAGCTCTTTCTCTGAGCTGCTTTCTTATGTGTGCCATTCAACAGCAAGCTCTATCACCGACATTCCAAAACCATCAGGCTTTACACCAACAACGCGAAACTTCTCGCCGCCTTCTGCATAAGCTTCCATACCATGTTCTATGCCTAAAACATGTTCAGATTTTGCTACGAAGGCCGGATTTGAACTTTCAGTAAACCCGACCTCGTCATAACCATTTGTATAAATTCCTTCTACTTCCTGACCATTTACAATCAATACCTTGTTTGATAAATGACCTATGACAGAATCATTTATCTTGGCAATTAAGGAAGCAAAAGCAGCAGCCATTAAGCAGCAACAGCCGTATAGCAACCGATCTTCATCAGCACGGTAGCGCTCGGATTAGATGCGGCAGAAACCGCAATACCGACGCATTGTTGAGAAGTCGTTGTTTTGTTTACAACCTTGTTGGTCGCATCCCAAAACAAGCGATCACCGACCGCTATTGCCAACGCGCTAGTTTTTGCAATTTCAACTACGCCCTCAGCTACAAAAGCGCCTACTTCGCCGTTCTTAACATCTTCAGCAGCTACACCGAAAAGACTAGTTCCGAACAAATAACCGACGCCTGCAGCAACATCAGAGCCAGGCGCAAGGCTTAAGGTATTACCACTCATTACATAATTCTTCATGACAAATCCTTATTGCAACAGAGTTGCATTAATAGTTAAAACTAAGCACCTACGTTTTTGTATAAACCGCGATGATCAATGGCCTTAGCAGCAAAATCCAAACGCACTTTGATTTCCATGCCGTCAACTTCAAAACCTTGACGGGTTTCGATGTAGGCGCCTTGCTGGCCTTCTAAGTAGCAATATTCGATGGTGTCAATCATTGAAGGGTCAGCGGCCAGATACCAAGCGGTTGCACTGTTATCATCTAACCGTGCCTCAGCAACAACATCTAAAGAACCAGCAAATGGATTAACTACTGATGATTGACTAGCAACATAAGCCTGGCTTACAAACTGAGCAGCGATCGTTTCTTTAGCCGCCGGAACGATTAAGAAACGCGGTCTAATATTCATCACTGCGCTTTGTGGTGATTTTTGTTTACGCATCAAAGCACGAGCGACACCAAGCGAAGCAACAGAAATGTCTGTTCCTGTTCCGGTCAAGTTCCCATGTGTCGCATGGAATAACGCAACAGAATCAGAAAGAGCCGCATTAGTTGTAAGCACACCGTAAACAGTATCGCTTTCAAGATTTGCAGCAGCCATTGCCATTGCCGCGGGCAATCTTGTCAGCGCACCTAAATCATCGTTAATCATCGATTGGCGTGTAAATCCAACGATCTTTCCATATGTTGCCAATTGATAGGTTTCTTTGCCGTCAGTTACAGCGCCGCGTTCAAACTCGCCGTTCTCTGTTACTTTCTTCAATGCAGGCGCATCTGATAATGCCGCGCGAGTGATTGTTTTAAAATCAGAAGCAGTTGTTTGTCTAGCCCATGCGGTAAAAGTGCGAGGCGCAGATTCGTAAGCTTGACGTAATGATTTGTTTGCAACATTGGCAAAAATAGAAGGCAGGTCAGAGGTGCCTTCAAATGCACGATTTGCAATTTGCATTCTGTCCATTCCGCGAACGCTAACGCCTTTACTTACTAAGTAATCTCGTGCCAACTCTATTAAAGTAAGTCCTGCGTATTGTTTTGCGCCGTCTGATAATTTGCTTCCAGGATTTGCGCGATGGTAAATAGCATCAGCAACACATTCGCGCGTCGTTTCTGTTTCATCACGCACGGTGTACATATCCGCAAGAGTAGTATTAGGTATTTCTAAATTGGTGCGCTTTTCTAATGCGTTAATAACAGCATCTTTTGATTCAGCAACAGAAGCGCCGCGTTCAATTAATTCATCAGCAAACTTTGCATCTAAACCAACTTTGCGCACCATATTCTTAATTTCTGCTGAACGTTTGCGCTCAACTTCTATTGCTTCTTTCTTGATGCTTTCTAAATCGATCTCAACAGATCGTGTTTCTTCCTTGACTACTTCAGTCACCGCTTCTTTGTTTTCCATTTCGACCTCATTAGTAATTGATCTTCCGATTCCTACTGTTGCGTCCGCTGGGATATCGCACAATGTGATTTCCATCGGAAGCCAGCTAGTAACCCGATATTCATCAGGTTGTTCTGAATTGCGTTTGGTTAGTGTTCTTTCTTGGATTTGATAGCCAACGCTGACATTTGAAATAATCCCATCTTTCACGTCTTGAAGGACTGACCGCATGCCATCACGACGCGACAGCTTCACCTCAACATAACCGCGACCGTTATCAATCCATGCGCGTTTTGTTATGCCAATTGAATTGTATGGAACGTCAGCAGTACGACCAGACCCGTGATTTAAAAGGACTGGTGCGCCAGCGTTTAAACGCGATAGATCAACTTCTTCGCCACGATGACCTAATACTTCAATCCAAGGATCATCACGAAAGAAAGACGAGCGAGCATAAGGCTCTTCAGAAGAAAAAGGAAATTCTAGAACTAGATTATCTGTAGAATCTTCGCCGTTATCTCTTTGTGTAAGAGCGAGGCCGACGCTACGATTGAATAATTGCTCTGTCATAAACACTTAACCAATAATGATTAAGTGTTTTATACAGAAACATGATTCTATTTATAAGGTAGGATTTGCAACGGTTTTAGAAGATGATGGATATTGAATACCTGCTGCTTCAAGCATTTCTTTATCTTTCTTAATCTCTTCTATTAAAAGATCAGGTGAATAACCGCGCTGACGCGCCGATTCAGAATAAGACTTTAAGCCAAGCTCAAGCTCTAACCGTTCACCTTCCACATCTTTCACGGGATCGACCCAACTCCATTTTGGAGTAGTCCATTCAACTTCTATATCTGTTTTGATGTTATGCGTTAAAGCAGCAACATTAAGCCATGTAGACATTACGCGTTCGCAAAACATAGGAATAAATGTTAACCATTGGAACTGCTCAATTTCGCGTCTAAAGTCTAACGTTCCAGCGCGAATCGATGAATAATTTACTTGAGACAAATCACCAGTCATTTGCTCGTATGTTATACCAATCCCAGCAGCTATAGCATGCAATCTGTTATTTACATATTCAGCATAACCAGTGGAGGCGGGCGGATTATTAAATGTAACTGACTCACCATTACTTAAGTATTCAACCATGCCCGGTGCTAATTCTTCAATCCTCCTGTTATCTTCTGTTGATGTCATACCAATGGAAGCACCATCGTCATCTGAATGAACAAACGCAGCTATGCATGCTTCAAAAGCTTTTCTGGCTAGCGTTGCCTCCTCATAGTCATCCAAATCATTCTGCATCATCATGACGGATGAAAATATAGGAACGCCTCTAGCCTGTCCAGGCCTTAGTTTTTCATAGATATGAATAATATCTTTAGCGTCTATCCGTGAGGATTGTATTCCATTAAGAATAGGAGACACCTCACCTGGATGTTGCTTAAATAGCCAATAAGCGACGCGCTTTCCAATGGCATCATATTCAATACCGTTTTGGATATAACCGCCATTCTTCAAATTTTCCGTCTTATTAGAATCAATATAATCTGGCTCTAATATCTGAATCTGCAATGGCACTAATAACCCATCTTCTGCTTTTCTGTATCGAAATCTAACTAAGCATTCGCCAGACTCAAAAACTGTTCTTACAATTAATCTTTGTAATCCATAAAAATCAAGCTGACCATCGGCATCAAATTCTTTTACTGACTGTTTCCATAAACTGAGAATCTTCTTGTTCTTTATGCTTGGATTAATGCCGACACCAACCGCATTTGATACCAGCACACGCATTGCTTTTGATGCGTACGGATTATTTCTAACTAAATCGCGTGATCTATCTCTCAGTTTTGTCAGACTTACGCCGATCTCAGCATTCGCAGAAGTGCTTGGTGTAATCCACCCGCCTGATCGACGGCCTGTTTTTGCGCCATCATATCCACGCTGCATAATAGAAATAGCGCGTCTAGCTCTTAATCTTGATAGTTTAGATGTTGGATTAAAATAACCAATAACATCGTCTAAAATAGTCATTAATCCATTCTCCTAGAAATATAAGAGTAACGAGTGCGCTTAGGTATAGCGCCGGATTTCTGAAGGTCAGCTTTAATTAAATTACGCGCAGCCACAAGATCGGCCATCGATCGATAAACAACTTCACGTCCATCATAAGCAACTTTCAGCTCTCCACTAGCAATCGCTTTCTCGATTGCATCTAATTGCGTGGCAGTGAACCCCATCTCTTTCTCCTATAAA